GTTTTTTAGAGTCAGCAGCTACAGGAACTCCTAGCATTGCCCCAAAGAACTCAGCTATCCCAGAGATGTTAAACGGAACCGGAACATTAGTTAAAAATAATGCCATAATGAATCAAGCAATGGATAATGCTCATATGCGACCTATGGTTGATCCGTGGGAACTAGCATTAGCTTACGAAAAAGAGTATAAAAGGTGGAAAAAGGAATGCCCAGATGGCGGGAAAGAGTTACGAAAAGATTGTACAAATAATATAGATACGAATTTTCTTTGGGATGATAAGAAAGAAAAATTAAATAAAATATTTAAAGATGTATTAAAGTAGTACTACTCAAATTCTAGATACCAAACAGTTATCATTGCCTTCCCCAACTTATCATAAGTAAATTCATCTCTTAAGATTTCACAGTTGGGGTTGTTCAAAATATCCTCGTATTGAGCTTTTTCTAGCTCGTCCTCTAACGAAAATTTTTTGACATTAATTTTACCGTCCTCATTAAAGTTCAATAGGAACTACCTCAAGCTTATCTAGGTCATCACTATCATTTATCACGTCAGGATCATAGTCTAGCTCTTCTCACCTATCACCCTCCCCATTATAATAGTTAGAAACTTTTTCTAATCCTTTATCATCTGTACATAAAATTTTAGTTATTTTACCTGTGGAAGTATTTTTAAAAACTTTATACGTTCCATATTTTGTCATAGACATTATACATTCCCTCTGGTTTGTCCCTTCTGTTTTTCAGAGTCATCCTGCACTCGCTGTGTTTCTGACTGTTGGTTGTTCTGGGACTGATTACTAATATTTTTAGCTGCTTGTTCAGCTTGCTGTTGCTGTATCATCATAATCTGGTTCATTCTTTCCGTAACTAAGCCGTACGTAATTGGCATATCTGCTGCCATTTTTTGTAACCTTTGTTTCTGTTGAGCTTGTGGCAACCCAAGCAATTCGTACGAATACCTCTCAATTAATTGAGCAGGATCAGCTGGTATTCCTTGGTTCTCTCTTGCGAGTTCTTCCCCAAATAGTTCAGCTTTCAGTCTTGTTTGCTCACTTTGAGCTGCTTGCTGAGCCCGAACATTGTACCTAGCAATAGTTATACCTGCCTTACCTTGTGCCTCGGCCGCAGCTATTTGTCTATTAGATTGCTGTTCGTTCATTATAGACTGGGTTTTTTGTAGGGCCTCTTGCTCTGCGGCATAGTTGTACCCAAACTCATCCAGTAACCTAGCATCACTAATCTTACCGGTTTGGTTTAAATTAATAGCTAACTGTTTTGCAGAAGCATCGTCAGCCATTTTAAACTTTTTAAAGTGTACCTTTACCTTAGGATAACTTAATATTTTATTTATTTTTGTAAGTACAAAGTGATTTAAAAAATCAGTTAGTAGCTCCCTATACGTAAGAAAATGGTTCTCAACAATACGTAACGATACGCTAGAACTTGTCCAAGAGCCACCACCTTTAATAAACTCTACTGGAACACCTAAACTATTTATTATACTTTCTTCTAAAAATCGCATCTCTGGAGTTAGCAATAACGCTCTAGCATTACCACCTAACTCTTGGTAACCGATAGGGATAGGAAAAACACCAATATGGTTTGGGTCTTTTTTCCACTTTTTAATTTGGTCCTCCATTTGTCCTTTCCATTTACCGAGATTCATTTGTGTGAACGGATCAAGTGTAGTTGTATTAGCAGGATGAATAGCTTTTTTTGGAACAATATGCTCATTAGCAATTGCTTCATTACCACGTCTTAAGGTTTGTAAGTAATAAATTTCTTTTAGAGCAGGCAGTATAATTGGCTTGCCCCATCCCATATCTTCTTCTGCAAGAGTAGGTCTTTTAAAATGATAAAAATTAGACTGGTCTAATTCAATTTTCTTTCTTTTCTTTAGTGACTTAAGAAAAATAGCCGGAACACCTTTTAATATAGTTTTATTTCCTGATATAATTTGACTCTTAATCTTAGGTGGTATACTATAAAAGTAAGTAGATTTTCCAGTTATAGGATTAAATTCAATATCAATATTTTCTGGAGACCATCTCACTAGATCAAAGTTATCTATAGACTTAAAGTACTCGTCTTCTACTGACATCATTATTTCTCCAGCACCACAAGAATCACATTTTCCATGGAATTGGAATTTTTTTAGCTTAAAGTTCTTTATGTTATCAATTAAGTCTGTATTGCCGCAACTAGAGCACTTTAAAAAACGTCTAAAGCCTACTGAAGCGGATATAAAAGCGTTGCCGTAAGTAAAATAGTCTAACCCTATGCTTATCAAAAAACTTTTAATTTTTAGTTTATCATGTAAAGCAGTGTCATACTTATCCCTAGTTGCTGAATCAATACTATTTTCATATAAAATATCAGTGATAGGGTATTCAGTAAGCTTTGTAATTATATTATTTAAGAACCCATTAGTATAAAAGAATGTTCTACAATACTTAAATAAAGTCTTTATATTTTTTGGTATAAAATTTCTAGCTAAATCGAAAAAAGGGTTCGGGTATTTATTACCCGTCGTGCTTGTTATATCAGCATCTGAGATTGGTCTTACTGGCATGTTGTTTCTCCCTAGTAATGTTTAAACTAGATACTCTCGTATCTTTAAATACCTCATGGCTTGTATACCTAAGTAATCTTCATTTAAAGGGAACGGTCCTTTCTCTGCAAGACTCTTTACCTGTTCGTAATCTCTATTAGGTTCTATTCCGACGTTAGGTGGATAAAACATGTACCCACGATCATTAAAAATATATTTTATATACATTTTAACTTCATGAGAAAGTTTAAATTCGGGATAAATTTGTTTTATCTTATCTATTGCTTTCCACACTAACTCAGGAGTAGAACCCTCACGTTTACCGATGTCAGGGCTAATTCCATTTAAAACTAAGACTACATTTTCGAATACATCCATGTCTAAGTAAGGTGCTTTTGAGTGAAGTAGTAAGTGTTTCACTTGTAAAAGTTGTCTTTCTTTGTCTGTCATTCTCGGATCCAAACTCATAAGAGTTTCTGGTTCCAGTACTTCCCTGTTTTCAAGTGTCTGTTCTAAGTTATTCATTGCTTTCTAAAATTGGGTCAGTAGTGCCTATATGTTTATCAAGAAACTTTTTATAAATTGGGTTCATTGTGAGAGCTATTGCCATAGCAGGAGCTATCTTTAAAGCTTTTAATCCTATACCGCTGTAATGTTTTTTAAAAAAGTTTTTTCTAACTGAATTGCCCACATTCCTTGCTCCCTCTACCTGTTTATTTGTGATAGATGCATCTAGAGGGTAAAGAATCGGAAGACTTGATATACCAGCTAAGCCTCCAGCTACTAAACTTTTTACTGGGTCGGGCAGGCTAAATCTTTTTTCTTTTTTGCCTTCGGCATACTTTACTAACATAAAAGAATGGTCAACGTTCACTATTCATCCTCCAGAGCAGCGTCCATAAAACACCCTCTTGCCACGGCTGTTAAAGGCTCCTCTACCAGCTTTATCTCACTAATATTAATAGGAAATTCCTTTTGATTAAATTGAGCTTTAAATACTTCGATAAACCCTTTAATCATAGACGTACCTCCACCTATCACTATTGGCACTGCCTCTGGAAAATGAGGCATAGCTTCGTTTATTTCAAATTGATTAGCAATATTATCTAAGAGGTATTTAATTAATACCTGATAATAACTTCTAATTGCGTGTACCTCTCGTTCATTGTCTTCATCATAAATTGTATTATCTGATAAGTCTATTTTATTAGATTCTTTTATAAATTGAGCTTTAGCTAGAGGTATTCCAGTATCTAAAGAGACGTGTTGATCTATAAAATCTCCACCCCTACTAACACTAAAAGTTAGTGCAACCAATCCTTGGTACATTATAGCGATATTAGCCATTCCTGCGCCCATTGATATTGATATCCCCGTTAGATTATTATTATTATCAGATAGTCCAGCATATCCTAAAGCTTCTGCTTCTTTTATAGACCTAGCTTTGTACCCTATACTTTCAATCATGGTTGATAAAACATCTTCGTGATAGTCCACTAACGTTTCTTTATCTATTGGCTTAGATGGTACACAATAAACACATACTTCTCCGTCTTCAGAAGGTTTCCCCAGTAGTGAGGAAATAATTTCCCGTAAAACCGGTAAGGCGTCCCTTTCAGATGGGTTTAATAGTCCCTTAGACATAGGCCTCTTTAAATCCTTATTACCAAATATTTGTGCATAGTCATAAGCGCTCTTGCCAATAACATGCAATCTTTTATTAATCTCAACAAACGGCACATTTAATCGTTTTAGTGACTTAATAGTAGTCGGGCTTTTATCTATTGTTAAAAAAGCATTTCGTTGTATTTTTACACCGTCCTCTGATGCAGCTACGTAATTCCCTGTCCCACAATCTAATCCTTTCATAAATTATTTACCTTTCATTTTTTTTAAATCTTTTAAAGCCTTTTTTATGTCTACCCTACTTTTTTCAAGTTTAATATCCATACTACTAGTAGTGGCCTTTTCTATGTAAGGGTTTGACCCTTTCTTTATGTCTATATGTTTTGGTACAGAATACTTACGTACATCAACTTCCTTAGAAGTACTCGATGTTTTTTTGTCACTACTTACCACACTATTTACTACTATCGGAGAATTAGTACTTTTTTTAAACCAAAATGCTGCTATGAAAATTGATAGCAATACTAATAAAATCCTGAATTCTACTACGTAATAATATATAGGGTTTTGCACTGTTTCTATTGGAATAAGTATTTCATCCCCAGGAAATATTTTATCGGGATTAATTCCTAAGGATTCTTTGTTTAAATGGTAAACACTACTTCAAGAAACTCCGTAAATTTCAGATATTTTACTAACAGATTCACCGCTTCTTACTGTGTGCTGTTTAGCTCTAATATAATCAGTACCAAACAAAAACGACGTTACCAGCAGTAAGTATACTAATAACCTTTTCATTTTTATAGTCTGGAAGTGATTTCTTCTCTAATAGGCTTTGGCAAAGAAGCTAATATGTCTAAACCCTCTTCACCCCGTAACTCAGGTATAATATCATTTCCAACTAGTGGAGTAAGTTCTGAATCAGGAATACTCCTTAGCTGTTCATGGGTAACTGTAGTACCGTCGACATCAATAGAAGCAACTTTAGGTAAGTCTAGAG